GCATTGGTTGTGCTACTGATTGTTATGTCAGCACTGATTGTCTGACCATTAGTTCGTATAATACTGTCGTTACCCAAGAAAGGATAGCGTGTGTCAGACTCAGACTTAGTGTAGCTGTTGGCTATGCTAAACGCATCATATACCACTATCTCAACAACATCGTTGACAGATGCACCTGTGACTAAGACTACTGTCGTGCCTGTTGTGGAGGTGTAGTCTGTGGCAGGTTTCAGTAGTATACCGTTCTGATATACATCTACATACTCTCCATCTGAATAAGTAAGCGTATTGGAATTAGCATCTGAACCAGAGAAAGATGTCTGTCCTGCTGTGGCTTGGTATATGAAGCGTGTTCTAACGCCTTGGTTTGGTGCTTTTCCTATGTATGGCATTTAATTATCCTTTTGGGTACTTATCTTTTATAGCTTTAATAGTTTTTTTCCAACCATCTATACCATTGTGGTATATATCATCTAGTTGGTCTGCTATTGATGGATACTCTTCTACTCGACTATCAACATATGCAGTAGGGTCAACCCAATCGTTAACTTTCTTCATGTCTAACTTTATTTCATTACCACTAACATCAAAGGCTTTGTCTCCCTTAGTTTTGACAGCATTACTGTAAAGTGCGTATACTGCTTTAACATTCAAGGTCATACTGCAATCTCCGTTATTGTAATTGTGGAAGCATATCTACCTCCTAATCTCCTGTTAGACCCATCTCGTCCATTAAAGGTCACAGTAGCTGCTGCATCAGTACCTGACCTTACCTTAAAGGTAGTGGATGAAGTAGTTCCTGCTGTCATAAAATGGGTAAAACTTATAGGAAGGGGAGAGTTGCTTAAATCTTCAGTAGCGTTCATTTGTGCTAATGCGTTAGCCGTTGAATCTTGAAATAATCCAACTACAACGATTTTATTTGTGGAATCATGATTAATATTAGCAACAACGTCAATTTTTAATTTATGATTAGAATTGGTAGGAGTAATAGCCAAAGTCATAAACTCAGTTCCCTCTGTGTTCTGCATAATAGTGTCATCATAAGCACAAGTAGTAGTACCTGAAGCTACCTCACCATCTTGAACGTGTACAACTTGCACGACAGAACCTGCAGGTAAACCACTGGTTGCTAATCCATCATTTATTACTTGGGTTAAAGCCATTTATTTACCTCATGCGTAAGGGCTGTCACCCAATGTGCTTGTATCCCAAGCTGCTTTTAGTTTAGCTATTGTGTCTGCACTATCAATCGCTGATGCAGCAGGAGCATCTCTCAATGCTTTCTTTTTAGCTACGGACGCTGTTTTAGCCGATGCGTCATCAGCTTCTAATGCTTTCATGTAGGTTACATCTTCAGCTTCTAACAAAGGCTTTCTGACTTCTCTGATCTTGTCTTTGAATATCTTCTTAGCCTCCGTCATGTCTTCGGATATCACAGAACCACTGAGCTTCCA